GCCGGATCAATATCAATCTTCAACGATTGCCCCGGATCACCAAGCAATGACCCGATGTAAAATGTTTTTCCATGGATGCGACCAGCAGGAAATGTGTCTTGCAAGATCCGAACTTGTTCTGTTCTTGGAACCTTGCGCGAAATATCTTCGACTAAATCATGTGCCGATCTACTAGATGTAGTATTGCCAAACCTTACCACACTCATTATATTGTACCTCATCAAGCATATTGTTTTCCGTTACCTATAGGGGTGGTTCACGCCACCCCTTCTTTTTGCCAACAACTATTGCGAAACTCACACCACTTGCATGCAAAGTAATCATCATTCTGTG